AGTTATTAGCTGTAACGCCACCACCATCAGCGATAGATATAGCTGCATCACCATCCGTAAATTGTATCGCTGGAGTCTTTAGAGCAGTAGTCGCAGTAATATTTGTGCCTGAAGGAGAGGTGAGGGATGTAGCCCCTGTGTCCATGTCCTTTAGGGTTGCCATAAGTGCCCTTATAGCATTGTTCACATTGGCTGGGCTCATGCCCTCAGATATATCTATAGACTTAATATCTGTATTGTTTGCGTCTGTAGCATCAAATTGTGTGATGTTATTTTTTGCCATTTATTACCTCAATAGTGATGGTGATAGGGTGGTTGGTAAATTTATGTTTGATAAATTATCAAGAATTGAATTAGTAGGACGTTCATCTTGTGGTGTCTCTGGTGTAGGCTCACTTAATGTTGCTGGTACACCACCAAGTCTAGGGGCTAACATTTCTACTGCTGCACCTCTTAATTCAGCAAAGGTTGGTTTCTTATACCCACCAGCAGCCACAAGGTCTCTAAGCTTTTCTGTCGCTTTTATTATCTGCTTTTCTGATAATGATTTAGCTGCTCCAGCCGTGATTGTTACTCCAAGCAATGCTGGATTATGGACAATAGCACCAACATTGAGTGCTGTCATAAGACCATTACCTCCTGGAGATAGTTTACCAATTAGACGCAAGGTATTAGAGCCGACATTACCTTCGATAATCTTCTTCATTGCTTCTTTTTCATCATTAGAGAAGAAAACTGATTTCTTTGGGTTTGTTAGAATACTGGTCAATGACTGACGATATTTATTGACTAAATTACCACCAGAGCCAGTTCCAGCTGTTTGTAGCTTTGCTTTATCAAATGCGGTCTCAAGTAAAAGAGACTTTGAATATTTAGAGTTTGCAGCCCTAGCTGCGTTTACCAGACTATTAGTTTCAGCTTTTGAGGCTACCGTATCATCAATAGATTTTATTATCGAAAGAATAGCTACTTCATCATTCGCTTGCTTATATAGCTTTCCTAATCGTCTGCGTACTTTGTCGAGGTCATCCATAAATATATTTTTACCTTTGAATTGACCTATTAAATCTAAGGCTTTTTGTGTTGTTGCATCTGTCTGTGGAAAGAAACCTTTTTCAAAAGCAGACCGTGTAGCAGTTTGAATAAGGTTGTCCACTTCGTCTGTTGAGAAACCATCACTATTTCTTGATACAAGTCTGTATGCCTCATCTTTTTCTTGCTTCAATGCCTCAATAGTTGGTCTTGTGCTTGATTGTTTCTGTAAAGCTGTCAGTGTTTTGCTTCCAGCGTAAGGCGTAACCAATGCACCAGTAAGTCTTGCAAAAGGCTCAATCGGTGTATCTTCTGTAAGCTGTCCAGCAGCTTCACTTCCTACACCAGCCACAGTAGCTAAAGCTGTTACTGGTTTTGTGAGTTGTGTTATTGCTCCAGCACCACCAAGAAACTCTCCTACAGTTCCAGCAAACTTACTGGGTCTTGTCGTGCCCTTGAAATCCATCGCATTTGGGTCTCCAAGTAGTCCTGTTAACGCATCAACACCTTTTTCAAATGTACCGCCTAGTAATGTATTTTGGGGTAGGGGTGTAATGTCTTTTCCTCTAAGAAGATCAATACCTTGCCTAGATAAACCAAACAAAGTCTCAGGTAAATCAAGTATGCCCTTAACACCTCTTGTTGCTCCAGCAGCACCGCTTTTTATTGCTTCACCAAGAGCCTCACCGACAGTATCAACTTCGCCTTCACCTATGATATTCTCTCGTAAAGACCCAACTTTAAATTTAGGTTGTTGATTTTTCTGACGTTGCTCTGCTTCAGCAATAGCTATTAAGCGTCTTCTTCTTTCCGCTTCGGTCATTTGTATCTTCTTTTCATATAACGGTCAAAGGCTTCTTCACTAAGATTGTCGTTGAGAGGGTCAACCTCAAGAAGTTGGTCTTCGCTAAGACCATCAATATAATCTACGCCAAGTTCTCCAGTTGCCCCTCCTCCTGTAGCAGACGCAATATCAGCATCGGTAAATCCAAAGTACTTAAGATATTCGATACCAGTTCTTCCTTTTTCATCTACCTCTTTTGAAGTAGCCAAAGTTTTAATCAAACCTTCGTATCTCTCACCAAGCCTTTTAAGATTTTCTAATAATTGTCTGGAACTTTGTTCTTGTTTTAGACTTCCAAGTGATGCCTGTAAGAAATCAAGTTCTTTAACAGCAACTTGCCCTAATGCACCGCCTGTAGGACTTTCTTTTCTCATTGCGTCTAGTCTATCAAAACCAATATTTGACTTTACTGTATCCAATAGATTTTTAAGGTCTGTTGCTGGGTTTAAATCTTTTTTGCCAAATATTGAGGCTATATTTTCAAGTGAGCCTAAGTCTTTGAGTGTTTTTCCTACAACTCCTGTTGTTAGAAATGGGTTTTCTTCGATAAGTTTTTCTGCTCTTGAAATCTCGTCAAGAACCGTTTCAGTAGAAGATTTTACTCTTTCTTGAGTAAGTTCTTTTTTCTCATCAAGAGTCTCTTGTTTCTTCTCAGCAGCTTTTCTAAGTGTATCTGTTTTTGAACCTTCTATGACTGTAGCTGTAACTTTACCATCCTCACCTGTTGAATATATAAAATCACCTTTGATTATTGGCTGGTTTGGCACATTTATATTATTTGTTGTTCCACCTCTTATAGACTTTAATATCTCTTCATCAGAAGCGTTAGGATTTAGCTTTTTCAAAAACGCAAAATTCTTCATCAACGCTGTAGCATCTGTGCCTTTTGGCTGTTTACTATTCCTTATTGATAACGCTGTCGCTACTGGATTACTACTTGCTGTTATCAAAGACTTTTCTGTATTGGTAAATCCACCAGTCGCAAGAAGACTGTCTACTGCTTTTTTACGGTCCTTCTGTTGCTGATTAGCTAATAAATTTGATCTTACTTGATTGCGTAAAGCAAAACTTGCTGGGATACCCTCGCCACTCAATAGACTTGCAGCAGCAATAAGATTAGCCTGATTGTCAGGTTGTACTAGCCGTGTGAGCAATCCACCAGTTTGATCGTCAATATTTGTACCTAAATTTGAGATGTTTTTTCCAAAGCTAGAAAGACTATTGCCAAGTCCAGAAAGACCCAAGTTATCTAATAGACCCATTAAGCCACCTCTTTGACTTTGGAGTAATCAATCATCAAGTATCCATGTGAACCTTCGACTACAGCTTCAGGGAATACCTTTTGTACTTCTTGAGCGATAAATCCTTTGCGTGGGTGCTTATCAAGACCCAAAACAAAAGCCTTTGCGTTCCATTCCCACTCATAGACATTAAGTCCTGTGGAGTGTGTGCCTATCTTCTTAACGTCAGACTTTAAGCGTCTGTCTGAAAAGAACGCCCCAGCACCCAAAGCAAGGGCTGTTATTGCGTCTAAATTAGAAGGAGAAGATGATTGTGTAGTAGATGTAGGCGTAGGCGCACCACCTAATGCAGCAATAAGATTATTAATTCTTTGCTGATTAGCTTGATTTGTTGCTGCTACTGTTTGTGCTGGTCTGTCAAGCAATGCCTGATTGTATGCTTGTTCTTGTGCGCCTACTCCTGACAATGCACCAGCCAAACCAAGTTCAGAGGACAAGATACCTGGCATCATTCCTACAGCAGATAGTTTTCGTGACGCATCTGACTCTAAGGCATTTGCTAATGTTGGCGCAACACCTGAAGCAATACCCTCTCCTAAAGCCGTTCCAAAAGCATCTGACCCTAATCTACCAGCAGAAGAATATTGAGAAGTCACATTATTTACAGTCTTCGATAATGTATCATCTAGCAAAGTTTGCAATGGAGCAGAAACGCTAAACTCTCCTGTCAATATATTATCCAAAGCGGTCTTTGACCCAGCCAAAGGACTGCCTGTGGCTAAGTTTTTTATCAGCGTTTGCGCTGAATTTTGATTAGGCGTAAATCCAGCAACTTCAGGTACAATAGCTGAACTTGGCGTAAAATTTTCAACTTCACCAAATACTTCTTTAGCTTGATCTAGAATAAATCCAGGTATCTCTTGAGTAGTTGTTTGGGTTGTATTACCACCTTTTCCCATTTTATAAGTCCTTATGATAAGTTATGTGTGCTGGATACCATCCAAATTTGTTTATAAATCTATCCCACGCCTTACGACCAAACCCTTCCATATGGATACATTTGTTGTGTTTGGCGTGAGCCTCAAGAGTTGATAAAACCAACTCAATCCATTCTTTCATGCGTCCACCACCCACAAAGTCTAACGCCATAGCGTAGCCCTTTGGATAGAAGACCATTCGTGTTGTAACAACGGCAATCACCTTATCCTCTTCCTCAACAGTCCACACAAGGTATGCCCCTTGTTTGCTTGCCGTATACACATCCTCAATGTCTATCTTGCGAGGCGATAAGCATACAGCCTTGTTGAGTATAGGTTTGATGTATTGCCATTTCTCATCCAGATATTCCACTGGAACAGGCAAAAATTTCATCCCAAAACTACATACATAAAGTTTCTGTCCGTTTGTCCGTTGTTTGCGTGTGTTACAACGAAATTCTGTTTATTTCGTGCAGATATAAATATTGTGCCGTTGCCTACTTCTGCTGACGCATTTGCAGACAATGGGCTATATAAAATTACGCTATCACTACTAGCCCTTAAATCTGTGACTGTAGTTGTTGTGGTACTTGCCGTTAACGTAAAAGACCCAGTAGAGTTTAGTTTGCCTTCGAGCAGTAAATTTACGGCACTACTAACCTCTCTAGGCGTTCCCCCAGACTGAGGTAAACGCAGAAAGTTAAAATCAACCATTAGCGTCTTCCTAGACTAGCTGTCTCAACATCCACACCTAACGCATAACGCCAAGTACCACCACTAGCATTAACTCGCACTCTATGATAGCGACCATTACTTCTAACTGGAACAAAGTTATCAGTGTTCAGGTTGGCAGACGCAGTAAAAGAAACAGTATCTATCTGTCGAGAACGAGACCCCACTTGTACAGTGAGGGTAGGAGCTACATCTTTCGATGTAACATAGGGTGTAACACTCTTTACAAGTGACTTCTTTAGTTTTGCTGGCTCAAACTCTGCCGTTTCCAATGTTGCAGCCAACGCATCTCCTGTGAAAGACGCAATCTTACTACTAGAACTTGCAGCAAAGGCACTCTGACCACCTCTAAAGAAACGTGAGTCCAAAGACGTACCCAATGCGTCTAAGCTACTGGATATCGTAGCCAAAGCCTCAAGTGTAAAGTTAGGAGCTATTATCGTTCCTATAAATTCATGGTCTAGTTGCGCTAATGACCAACGCCCCACAGAATAATTGTACATTATTATCTTATCAGGTGTGCCATCAGTGCTTTCTGTTGATACATAACTCCATGCCACTACCTGATTGATTGGGTCTATACTGCAACTCAATCTATCTAAGTGATGTGGTGATGAGTCATCAAAGAAAAACGTATCTACCTTTTCAGCCCCAATCGGTATTGATCGCTCTCCATTAAACATAAAGAAGCCATCGGACGCTAAATAAAATACCTGAGTTGGCGCAAGTGCTGATATAGAGTTTGGTATATCGCACCCATGTCCTGTCTCCACCATATCAAAGGTAAAGATCAAAGGAGAGCCTACATATTGCATCCTAGCAATACCTCGCTCCAACAAGACAACGCCAAAGTCACCACCAACTAACCCAGTGATATTACCAGCATCAGGTATATCCTGAAAGTCAGCTTGGTTAGACCCTACTGTCCATGTATCCGCATCGTTAATCTGTGACCACTGCACACGAAAAGGGTTATTCGTAGAACTTGTATTATTATGCGCTGTCACTACAAAGTCTCGTATAACAGCGAGAAACTTAGCCTTTGGTGAGCCAGATACATCGGCAAAGGTACTAGAAGACCCAAGTGTGTATTTTTGCAACAAATTACTCAATCCACTTGCTGCATAGACACTATTGCCAAACTGCACAAACTGCCATTGATCGTCACTTGCTAACGTGTATGCTCCACTCTTTACATCGTCTAAAGCTGCTGTTCCAGCATTAAACTTAAGTAGCTTTGTAGCGTTTCCTGCAAATAAATGTACTGTGCCACCACTATCAATAGTCGCAAAGAATCCTCGTAAATACGCATCAGATGCTTGTGATAAAGTCGCTAATCCCAAGAAAGGTCTGTATCCTCTTGCAGCAGCTATGACATTCGTAGCCACTGTTGCACCACTAGAGTTCAATGGGGCTTGGTCAGGTAGCCACTCTCCAAAAGGTATCATGTAGCACCGAAATCCTGTTTCATAGTTAACGCACCACCACCAAAACGTGCTTGCTGTGTATCTCTTTTTACTTCTGTCATGGCTCTGCTAAACAACGCATCATATTGTGTAGCTCTCGCCTCATCCATTAAAAAGGTGTGTGCCGCAACTAAAGACCCATATAAATAACAATCTGGATGGCGTGATAGTACTGTGTTGCTTGTATTAGAGTCGGATAGGGCAGTTATGCCGTTACCAAATATTACCTCTAGCGTAATCACTGCATCAGGTATAGGCCGCAAGTGAATATTAGAGCCTATTATCGTATAAGATACTGGTGTTCCTTGCCCTTCTGAACTATGTGTCCTGTAAAAACTATCTGGAGTTGTAAAATCTAAAACCCTGTTTGGGTTGTTGTTTAGCTTTACTACTCGTATCTCACGTAGGTCTGTAGGAAGAGTATAGCTTTCTGTGCCAGCTACAGTTGATATGGTTGTAGAAGTCTCCTGTGATCGTGTATCTAACTCCCTAGACATTCTGGCTTCTGCTAATGATATAAAGTCAGGGATATTGGTTGTTAAATCATCCCTTGCTAAGAAATTAGCTATAGAAGTCTGTAGGTTAGAGTAGGTATCTAAACTCATGTTAATCGACCGCCAGTCGTTCTAAAGTGTTTGTTCTCAGGGTCTTGTAGCCATTTTAGCCACTTCTTTTTGTTGTGTTTGAAGTGACCAAACTTCTTCTGTAATTCAAAAAATAAAGGTGCTGGTATTTCAGCTATCTTCTGTTGATGTTTTTGGGTGTTCCCAATCAACGACCCATACCGATATTCTCCCTCTTGTTTTTTAGCGAAATCAAGCACAGGAGACACGTTGACTTGTGTGTTTACCTGAAGACCATCAACAGTGTCTTCAATCCATGTTTTTTTCCCTGTGTGGGGATTTTGACTTAGTAAAACTTTTCTCATTATATCCTCAAGAGGAGAGGGGGCTTTCACCCCCTCAACCATTATAATTATGATGTATTTAAATCAAATATCGCAGCGTGAGCCTTTGGCGCACGATTGATTAAGCAATACTCAGAAATAATTGCAAACTTTGTTGCATCTCCAGTAGGTGCTACATCAGACACACTAAACATTCTCCCTGGTAAGTGACCGATTGCGTAGTAGTCACTGTCTAAGAGAAGTATCTCTGTGTTTGTTGCGTTTCTATCAATAACAGCATTTAGTGTTCCAAAGTCTGTTAGGAACAGAGATACAGAACCAATTATTGCTGCTTCATTTGGTGCAGTCATATGTAATTGGTTAGTTACGACTGAACCTGAAGAAAGGTTGCTGAAAGCTACTTTGTTAGCAGGACTTAGAACAAGCATATCTGGTTGTCCACCATCGTCATACGCTAACTTCATTGCACTTTCAATATCAGCCAACTCAAGCGCATCGTTAGTGCCTGACATGGTAGCAGCATTTGAGCCGTCAGTACCTGAAGCCACCGCAGAGTTAGACTCAAGAACAACATTACTCATGTAGGACAAGAACTTTGCTGTCTTTCTTGGGTCTGAAGCTGACTTTGCTTCATTCTTAAATAAAGACTTTTCAATGTCTCTTCTTTGCTCAAGAGACTTGATTATCTTTACATAGGCTGTTTCTCTGTCTCTACCAGCCTTATCAACAACGTCTAAAGTGTTGGAAACACTTGCAGCCTGTGCTGAAATCTGGTGAACGTTTGATAGCCTTGTAGTCGCTGTTGGATTGACATAGGAATAGTCAGCTCCTTCATTGACGTAGTTTGTATCAACAGCAGCAGCTAACTCTTGGACTTGCCAATCATGTGTAACTGCCTTTGTGGTTTCTTTTTGTGCGTTAGAAAATACAGGGGTCTCATCTGGGTCAATTCTATAGATGACATCTGATAAGTCCTCTCTCTCTCCAACAGCATTTGAAGTTAGAAAAGTTGCCATATTATTTACTCCTAAATAGCTACTTGGTTAAAAGATATTCGA